TATAAATGAAGAACACTCTCTGCACAATCCGCAGCAAAAAGCCTGACTTCTTTTTCATGTTCAGGACATATAGATCGCAAACACCACACGGCATCCTCTAACCCATTGCTCCCGGCTATCTGCGAAAACTTAATTGGTGTATGAAGTCCATATGACTTAGTTCCGCCAAGTGATTTATGCAGCTTTACCCATCCGGGTTTACACGGCTTATGCTCGTGTATCTTTGCAAGTGTTGTTGTTATTTCTTTAAACATCACACAACCTCCCTGAACTCACCATCAACGATTTGATATGGCGTATTAGCTTTAATTTTACCACCGTCTACTTCCGCGCATTTCTTCACGTAATCTTCGCCGTTGTGATATTCAATAACAATAACTCCGCCGTATCCCGCAGTAGCAGTTCCGCCGTATCCCGCAGTAGCAGTTCCCCTGTCTCCCGCAGTAGCAGTTCCGTTGTATCCCGTAGTAGCAGTTCCGCCGTATCCCGCAGTAACAGTTCCGCCGTCTCCCGCAGTAGCAGTTCTGCCGTATCCCGCAGTAACAGTTCCGTCGTCTCCCGCAGTAGCAGTTCCCCTGTATCCCGCAGTAGCAGTTCCGCCGTATCCCGCAGCAGCAGTCCCCCTGTCTCCCGCAGTAGCAGTTCCGCTGTATCCCGCAGTAGCAGTTCCGCTGTATCCCGCAGTTACGCTTGTTTGATCAACGTAATCATTATCAGCCTTGCATTTAATCCAAAGCCAATCATTCCAAGAGGGGTGGCCGTCTTCAATCAACCCTCGTGATACCGTTTGTAAATCTGCACCTTTTGGGAATAGCTCATCAAAGCGGTCGAAGCCCTCCTCGCAAGCGCCCCATTTCTTTAGTGTGGTTTCAGTTATTTCTTTAATTGTTTGTATCGCTTCTGTAGTCATTTTAACTGTCCTCTTGTGTTGTGTTTCCCTTATTTAAGCTTTGTAAATGTTCTAAGATCGGGATCGCCTTAAACTTGTCGGTGTTAAGTTTATCGACGAGGGCGGGGTTTTGAAACTCCGCTACAACTTTCCCGGTCTCTTTGTTGATTATTACTATGGCGCCATCTGTTAACATTATGCGTCCTCGGTTAAAAAGTTCATGGCGCCGCGCATGATACCGCCGGCAAGGGATTGTTCACTTGATGTCATGGCTTCCCATTTCTCAATGATCCAGTCAACGCTCTGTTGTTCATATGTGCCTTGGTTCGCTACGTCATACATAACGCCGCCGAAGCTGTCTTTTAAAACTTGTTTATATGTGCCATTGGCCTGAATTGTTTGTATCGCTTCTGTAGTCATTTTAATTGTCCTCTTGTGTTTGTTTCTTTGTTCTTACATTTTAACTATACGGCGCATTGCGCCTAGTGTCAACAGTTATTTTTACTTTTTTGCAATTTTTTGCAAATAAGTTTTGGAATGGTGCGAATTTGCATTATTTTGCGTGTTCGTTCTCAATCTGCAAGATTTTACGTGTTACTAGACAACCTAGACAACCTGTAGACAACCTTTTTGGGTAGGTTGTCTAGTAGTCGTAAGTCAAGGTGAGTGCGAGATAGGGGGATCTGTAGACAACCTAGACAACCTTTTCTCTATTGTTTAGGTTATAAATAGAACATGGGGTGGAGCCCCTACGGCAGCAAGTTCCCCCGTGGGGGGTAATATAAGGAAAAAGGTTGTCTAGGTTGTCTAGTAACTTAGGTTAAGCGTTAGTGAGTGCGGGATAGAGGCACTAGACAACCTCCGTTTTGAGGTTGTCTACAGGTTGTCTAGGTTGTCTAGGCGTTTTTAAACGTGCAAAATTTTGCGTGTTCATTTTTTACTTGCGTTCGGGTCGCCTTTATCGGTATATTTAAGTATGAGTAAAAAAGTAGATCCAAGACGCATGAATTACGATCCGGTGAAAGGTGAAAAGATCGCCGGGCTTATCATATCTGGATGGACTATAAAGAAGATATGCGCTTTGGACGACATGCCCGGCGCTGATGTTTTTTTCCGTTGGCTTAGAGAACACGAAGACTTTGCAGAAATTTATGCGCGCGCGAAAGAAGATCAGGCCGATATGTTTGTCGACGAAATGCTTATGATCGCGGACGACGACGAACCCCCACAAGACGGCGTTGTTGAACCTCAAGACGGCGTTATGAAGATCGACTATAACAAGATACAGCGCGACAAACTGCGTATTGACGTACGCAAGTGGGCGGCGTCGAAGTTCAAAGCCAAAAAATACGGCGACCGCACTATCCTGGCCGGCGATGCGGACGCGCCTCTTGTACAACCTGATAAACTTAACGCAGCCGAACAGGCCGCCTTGAACCGGTACATAGAAACACGCAAACAAACAAAAGGGGAGGTCGTGAAAGATGTTAAGCGAAATAGTGATGCTGATTATTCTGATCTTGTGTAGCCTTATCGGCCTTACCTGTATTTTGTGCTACCTGATATCTATCGTAGCCATTATCATATCCCCGTTTATTGGAGAGCCTTGATCTTATATTTATTATGGTGCAAGATAATCCGACTTACTTAGTATTTTATTTCAGAAAGGCGACAAACCATGAAGACTTTAGAAGATCTAGAACAAATGACGATTGCACAGCTCGAGGGCATAGCGGTCGGCCTCGGCGCGAACGTACCCTCGAAGGTGAAGAAAGCGGATCTCGTACAGCTTGTGTACGACATTCAACAACCGACAGAGGACGAACAAACCGAAGCGGACGACACACCCGCCGAAGAACCAAAGAGAGACGTCAAGACGGTTGAAGAAGTCGATACAAAGAAAGCGGCTATCGAAAAGCATTTCGGCGGCGAGCTTATCGAAGATGGTGAACAAGACGGTATCGTCATGTTTGCGGTTATCGACGAAGACGCCGAGACACTTGCGCAAGGCACGTTCCTTGCACTACACAAACAAGCGATCGGCGAAGAAGAACCGGCCGATGCCGGCACACTCGGCGACGTGCCTCTTGATACAGAGCCGCAGCCCGAAGAGCCGGACGCATTACCGGTCGAGCTTATCGCGACAAAAGGCCTTGACGAAATCAAGAAAGCGCTTAACGTACTGCGCGCTTACGGTCTTAAATATGAGATTGACGGCGGTATCGTTCGCTTGACTAAAGGATCCCGCACGATCACAACAACATTAAACCAACCCGCCCACCGCGTCGTTCGCACTGCGGAAACATTGTGTAACTACAAATAGGGAGGTCCCCTCGTGGACTTGACCGACGAACAGCTCGCTATGAACAGCGCGTGTCGTGAACGTTTCGAACCGTTTGCGGCGCGCGCTTTCCGTTCGGTCGAGGGCGACGCAGCTTTCTACGAGTATAACTGGCATATCGGATGCATAGCCGAACACCTTGAAGCCGTAAATCGCGGCGAGATCAAGAAGCTTATAATCAACATACCACCTCGGACATTAAAGACGTATCTCGTAACAACCGCCTTCCCGGCTTGGGTGTTCGGACGTGAACCTTACGCAAAGTTTATCGGCACGTCATACGGCGGAAGCCTTATCGAAGACGCGATCGTGAACTGTAAATCTATTATCAAAGATGATTGGTATAAACTTTGTTATCCTGAAACGCGGGTGGATCCGAAACAAGACACTAAGACAGACTTCAAGACAACCGGCAAAGGGCGTTACTACGGCGCAGGCATACTCGGTACGATCACCGGTAAAGGTGCGGACTATCTGCTTTGTGATGATCCGCTTAAACCGGACGAGGCCTTGTCCGATACAATCCGTGTCGAGACGAACAAAGCAATTCGTAACACGTTGTTCTCGCGCTTTAATGATCCGCGTGTCGGACGTTTCATTCTGATTATGCAACGTTTGCACGAAGACGATCCGACCGGCCACTTGCTGCGCGATCAAGGTTATCACCATTTAAAGCTACCCGCCGAGGCGGCGGATCGTCCGACGATCGTAACGCTTGGCGAGAAGTTCTGGACAATGAAGAAAGGCGATCTGCTCTTCCCGGATCGCTTGACGAAAGATGTCCTCGCCGAGAAGCGACAAGACATGCTCGACTACAACTATGTCGGCCAGATGTTACAAGAACCCGTACCACTCGGGGGCGGCGAGTTCCAGGATACGTGGATCCAATACTACGGCAGACAGAATATCAAAGCCCGCGAAATGAATATCTTCATTATGTGCGATCCGGCCGGCGGTGAAGAAACGCAGAAGAAAAAGAAAAAGAACTCGGACTTTACGACGTTTATGGTTATAGGCCTTGCGCCGGATAACAATTACTATCTTCTGGATGCGGTGCGCGACAGGTTGAACCCGACCGAGCGCGTCAACAAACTCTTCGAACTACACCGGCATTGGAACGATCTAACCGGCAAGCCGCCGAAGGTAGGATACGAAAAATACGGGCTTATGACGGACACGCATTATATCCGAGAGAAGCAGAAACAAGACGGATACCGCTTCGCTATGATCGAACTCGGCGGGAAGATGAACAAAGAAGATCGTATCCGCAGAATGATACCTGATCTACAGAACGGGCGTTGGTGGTTCCCGGATGCAATCCAATATACAGACTATGGAGGGCGCACGATTGACCTTGTTCGAGAGATCATAAAATCTGAAATGGCAACTTTTCCCCGTGCAAGATACGACGATATGCTTGACGCATTGACAAGAATATACGATACTGATTTACAAGCCGTCTTCCCACGTATTCAAAAATCGCGGATCGGCAACGATTACAACTCGAGATCAAACACGCAAAATGACTACGAAAGCTTCATGGATTTTTAATGTTATATCGCGAACCGAATAAATTCGATAGACCTTGCGACACATGCGGCGAAGCCATGATCGGCGTTATGCGTAGATCATACCCACCTATCCGGACAACGTGCGTCCAGTGTAAAGGCGCAGCGCTTGAACCGTGGAAGCAGAAAAAGGAAGAACATGTCAAAGCTTGAAGAAGGCGAACGCCGACTTACGGACTTACCAAGCGGCCAAGATCATATCATGGTCGAAGAAAAGCGCTTCGGCGTACACACGATAGCGATCGAGAAACTCGGTATCGAGGCGTCCAAGGTTCGTGTGAGTAACTACCCGGCGTGGACAAGCGCCTTCGACGCAGCTATGGACAAAGCGGGGATCTAATGAAGTCTACAAAAGAGATTGCTAAACAATTCAAGAAACACAAAACGCAATCACAAGCGAGATTGCGCAAACAATACGGCAATACGAAAAAATGCCAAGCGTTCTACGCCGGCGACTTCATGTCCTACCAAGACAATATCGACGCGCCGAACGGGCGCGGTAATAAGAATAATAAAGTTCTCGTAAAATTCAACAAAGTAAAACCTTACGTCAACGCTGTTAAAGGCTTCATGGCGCAGAACAGGCGCCGCCCGAAGTACGAGGCGCGCTTAGAGAACGACAAACTTCAAGAACTCTTTTCCGGTTATGCGAACGCGATCAACGGCTATTGCCGGGATAACGCAGATGCAGATCAAGTCGAGACGCAGCAAGACGGCGATCTACTTACCAACGGTTACGGCGCGGTCGAGACTGCGCTTACTTACGGTGAGGGTTATGCCTCGAGCGAAGCGGACGGCGAGATCCTTATGGGGCGTTTAGATCCTCTGGCGGTCGGATGGGATCCGCATGCGAAAGCGACGAACTTACTTGATGCGCGGTGGGTGTATTACTCAAAAGAGTATGAACTCGAAACTGCAAAGATGTTATTCAGTAACACCGACGCCGAAGACTACGAAGCCGCAGACGGCGAGCGTGAAGACGACGGGTACGAATACTTCCCTTACGGCGGTAACTACGACAAGATCGCGCCCCTCGAATATACCAACGAAGAAGAGAACACGGTTAAAGTGTACTTCTATCAGTGGTACGAGATCGAGCCGTTTTACAAAGCGCTTAACCCTTTATACGAGATCGACGATCAACAGACCATGCAAGCGGTCGACGCTTTCTTGCAGATGTTACAAAAAGAATATGAAGACGTCGACGACAGTTTCGATCCGCGGGATAAGATCCTTGTTTTCGGTAAAGAGATCAAGGCCGAACTCGAAGAGTATTTCGACGATATGCTCGGCGAACTCTTCCCGTTTAACAAGAAGGTTTATTACACTGCCGTAGTAAGCGGTGAAAGCGTGTTTACTGCGTATCGTTCGATCTCGCAGCAAGGCTACACGATCCAGTTCAAAACAGGCGACTACGACGCGTCAAACGGTATATGGATGGGTATGGTTAATTCAATGATGGAACCGGCGCTATACTATAATAAAGCGCTTAGCGAGCTTATGTTCACGATTGCGGCCAACTCAAAAGGCGGCGTCATAGCAGAGCGCAGCGCGATCGATGATATCCGCGAGTTCGAACGCACATATAACAAAACCGACGGTATTACTTACGTCGAAGACGGCGCGTTGCAAAGCGGCGCTGTACAAGAGAAAGCACGGGCGCAACTACCGACAGGTTTAAACGATATCGTCAATCTATCCGACGCAGCGATCACAGCGGTCAACGGCTTCGATGCGACGTTTATGGGCTCGCGCGAGTTCGCAAACGACACCGCAGCTTTCCAGAAGCAACGTATAAGACAGGCGACTTCACTTCTTGCGTGTTACTTCGACGCAGCTTCTCTATACCAGAAACGACAAGCGCGGATCATGCTCGGACTTATGCGTGTCTTTGTCGAGAATAACGAAGGCATGTCCGTCCGGATCATAGGCGAAGAAGGTCAAGCGATGTTCTTAGAACTGGCTACCAAACAACTATCGGCAGAATACGACGTCGTTATCGGTGAAGCGCCGCTTACCGTGCAGGATAAACAAGAGCAAGCGGATATCTTGATCGCGATGGGTGATAAAGTCGCAATGACAGATCCGGGCGCAGCCAAGGTTATATACGCGGTCGCGATCGATATTATGCCGCTCGAGTTGGCTATGAAAGAGAAGATCCGCAAGAAACTCGTACCGGAAGATCAACCGGTCGATCCGCAGTACGTCAAACAACTTGAACAAACGGTACAACAGTTACAAGACGAGGGGCGCAAAGCGCAACTACAGAAAACAATGGCAGGGGCGCAGCTTGATATCGCCCGTGCCGAAGAAACTCGCGCGAAAGCGGCTACACAAGGCGCCGAGCGCGATAAGAAGGTCGCGGAAGTGACCGAAACCTTAGAGAGCGCACGTAATCAGGCGCTCGAAAACGATATCGTTCGCACCGGCAGTTATAACGAGGCGAACGTCAACATTTAAACCATGATGAAAGGCGCAATATCATGTCACTAGAAGATGAAATCAAAAAAGAAGAAGAAGAACTTGCACGTTTAGAAGCCGAAGAAGCGGAAGCCGACACGGAAGAAGAAACGGTTGCCGAAACTGAAACCGAAGAAGCCGAGGAAGAAACCGAAGAAGCCGAGGAAGAAACCGAAGCCGAGGAAGAAACCGAAAAGGAAGAAACCGAAGCCGACACGGAAGAGACAGATAAAGCCGAAGACACGGACGAGAAGGCCGACGAAAAAGACGAGCCGAAGAACGAGAACGATGTCAACGCAAAGATCCGTATTGAACGTCGTGAACGTCTACGGGCACAAGAAGAGCTTGCCGATGCGCGTCGTCGCCTCGAAGAGTTACAGGCTCGCCGAGAAGATCGCGACGAACAAGAGCAACCTCAAAAACAAGAAACCGTTGAAGAGCGTCTCGACCGTATGGAAAACGAGAAGTATCGCAACGATCTACAAAAACAAGCGATCGAAGAGTTTACCGAGATCGAAAGAGACTTTGCCGGTAGAACGGACGATTACGAAGATGCAAGTAAGCATATGATGTCGTCAATGTATCAAGGCGTCAAACATGCGTATCCGCAGCTTAACGACACGCAAGCGCAAGCTTTTGTACAAAAACGTGTACTCGATATCGCGAGCCAAGCCGCACGAAATGACATGAATCCGGCCGAAGTTCTTTATCAAATGGCCTTCGATAAGTACGGTTATGATAGTAATATGGCGCAAAAAACAAACGAGCAAAAGCCCGAAAAGCCGCAGAAAGACTTGAAGAGAGTAGCCCGTAATAAAAAACGTGCTGCGACTTCACTATCAGGGGGTGGACAAACCGCCGCTGCTAGTGCTACACTCGAAGAAGCGAATAATATGGATCTTGCCGATTTCGGTAAGTTATCCGAAGCCGAGATTGACGAGCTTATCGATCAAGCCGGTTAATATTACGAGCGTTAACCCCCGGCGCAATGCCGGGGAGCGCCTACCAAGGCTTTAAAATGGCGTTTCTGCAAGTTCGTAAAACTTGTACCGGATGTCGAAAGGTTCGCACCTTTAAAAATGCAGTCGTCTAACCGCGGACGAATAAACAAAATAAGCGTGAAGATATAATGGCGTTGGGTTTAGGAGTAATTTTTTAAACTTAAACAAATGGAGCATGAAAATGTCTAGTACACCCATGTCCACGTCAAACGCTTTAGCGGTAAAGTTATTTGAGAAAAAAACGTGGATACAAATGATGCAGAAGTCCAGCTTAGGACACCTGTTTAACCGCGGCGTTATTTACTTTCCCGAAGAGCTTTTGGGTAAGGACGCAAAAGGCGATCAAACTACTTTCCCTTACGTTTCAAAATTGACGGACGTTCCTCTCGGCGAGGGCGGAACTCTTGACGGTAACGAGGAAGCGCTTGATCTCAATTCACACGCTATGGTAATGAACATTACTCGTCTTGGCGTATTGAACCCTAACACAGATACGATCGAGCAAAAGCGTACGAAAGTAAACTTTGCTAAGTCTGCGACGACTGTACTACAGCGCCGTGCGATCGAGCTTATGGATACTTCAATCTGGCATCAACTTGCCGGCGTGAACTATTCCGGTTCTGTAACGTTTAACGGTACGACCTACACTACTGCGGCGAACAAACTGCACATTACAGGTCACAACGTACCGACAGCGCCAACAAGTGAGCGTATCATCCGTGCAGGTTCACAAGCGAACGACCAGTCTTTAACGTCTTCTGACATTATGGCTATCGATATCATTGACTATGCACTCGAGAAGATCTCTAACAGCGATCAACCTATCGAGCGTCTAGACGGTGAAACCTACGACTTGTACCTATCGCCCGAACAAATTGTTGACCTTCAACAAAACAGTTCTGCGAAGATCAAGTGGTACGATATCCAGTTCAACAAACTGGCAGGCAACCAAGACGATGCGACAATCGAGAAGTCGTATAAGAATGGTATGGTCTGTGCAGGTCGTTACCGCAACGTGTTTATCTACGAAGCGCCTCGTATCCCTAACGGGATCTCTTCGGCCGATAGTTCTCTCGTTTCAAACACGAAACGCGCAGTTCTTGTCGGACGCGATGCTTTATCTTTCGCTTCACCGTTTGGTGGACGTCCGACAGATAAAGACGTACCGATGAAGATGTTCTCGCAGTTGAAAGACTACGATTACTACAAAGGTCAAGAAGCGCGTCTCTTGTACGGCATGAAGAAAATGGCACCGTCAAACAAACAAGATATCGGTTGTTTGGTGATTGCTACTTACGCAGCCGCGCACAGCTAAAACACTTAGGTAGGTGGTTATTCTAACCGCCTACTTTTCCTTTCAATTTAAAATACGGAGTATTTAAAATGACTACACCTTCCATAGTACCCGCAGAGTACGCCGGTGATAACCAAGACTTTGCAAAAACAAAAGGCGTTGACCGTTCCGGTGCAGCGCGTATCGTACAAGGTACTGTTACAGTACCAAGCGGCACCGCCGCCGACGCTTTCGTAGGCCTCGTTCCTTTCAATAAAGGCGCTAGGTTCGCTATCCACGGTAAAGATGTTTATTGTGGTGACTTCGGCGCAGGCACTACAACTGTGAATTTAGGTATTATCTACGACGACGATAGCACCTTCACGAACGCCCCCGATGCTTTCGCGTCTCTTTCCACGGCTGCGCAAGACGGCGGCTTTATCGCCGTTGACGAGAAAGAAGGCCTGACTTTAGTGACCGAAGGCGACGGTTGGTTAGCGGTTCAGTTGAAGACGGCCGCAGCGGACGCCGAAGCTGATATCGAGTTCAGTATCTTACAGTCCTACGGCTAATAGATAGGTAGGTAAGACAATGGCAACGTTCGGCGAACTACAGACACAGGTTTCTTCGCGCCTAAAGGATCCTAACAATACGTCCGTTAGCGCGTCGATCGTTGCCGACGTCTTAAACGAAGCACTACAATACTGGTCTAAAAAACCGTATTGGTTTAACGAGTTTAAAGATGTCGTAACACTTACGGAAGACGATCCGGTACTTACTTTAACCACCGATGCGCAATATGTGTTTGATACAGGCGGTATCACTATCGATTACGCGAACACCCGCTGGCCGGTTAAGAAGATCACAAGCGACGAGTACGATTGTTTGAACGTACAAGGCCGGGGGATCCCTTATGCGTGGGTTTATCGCAACGGCGGTTACGAACTATATTTGTACCCGGACGCAGCCTACACAGCTTTAGTACGTGGTATCAAGAATTACACAGATCTATCCGGCGACAGTGATACAAACGATTTCACAATCAACGCGCCCGATCTATTGAGATATGAAGCTTTAGCG